ACGACATTTCCGACCTTGGTATAATTCCCAACTTGCGTCGTATAGCTGTGCGTACCGTTCGATGAGTGCGCCCCAAGTACCGGGGTGAACGTACCCTCTTCGTAGTCGTCAAGGACTTCGCTCGAAGCCCCACCCGCATCGCTCGTTGCGGCGAAATCGATGCCGTGACCGCTGGTACCGATAATAAGGTCTCCGTCACTTACCTTGACATCGCCGTCAGGTTCGACAGTGAGTTTCGTGCTTCCACCAACTTGGAAATAATGCGCGTTCCACGAGTCATAACCAACATAGCCAGCCCCCCAATTGACCCCAATGCTCAATCGTTCCGCTGGAGTCGTCCCAGCCCATAGCGATAACCCCAACACATTGTCGTCAGCGCTACCATTGGCAATACGAACCTCAGACGATGTGCTGGTATCAAGTTTTAAAATCGTGCCGTCGAATGTCAGGTTGGCCTCGCCTTGAATCGCATTGGCGCCCGACACAGTAACGACGGTGTTGTCCGTACTGCCTGTAAGCGCCGCACCTCCTACTGCCGATCCAGCCACCGTAAACGACTTGCCGCTGGCGAGATCGATGCCGCCATCGTCTATCGTCGCTATCTCGGCCTCGTCGATGTAGAAACTCATCTTGCCGTGGTCGCCCGTGGCGCTCGCGGTCTTAGTGGTAAACCTCAGCTCTTCCAGGGTCTTATTACTACCACCGTTGAGTGCCTGAACTACAAGTGCTTCCGTAGCAGATGTTCCAATACTTAATGACGTATCTGCATTATTGTTATCATCAAATATTGTTACATCACCAGCAGTGGCGACAATGGTTCCAGTACCTGCACTAAGCGTAAGATTATTATTACCGCTGGTATCTATCGTGGCGGCAGCGTCGAAAGAAAGTGTCAATGCGTCACTCTCCAGGGTGCCGCCATCCAAAGTCAGTACGGCACTCCCTGCGTCCAACGTCAGAGCGTTATTGCCGCTCGTATCTATTGTAGCGGCTGCGTCGAAGGAGAAAGTGGTGGCATCGCTCTCCAGGGTACCTCCATCCAAAGTGAGAACTGCGCTACCAGCGTCCAGCGTCAGGGCGTTATTACCGCTTGTATCTATCGTAGCGGCTGCGTCGAAAGAAAGTGTCGATGCGTCACTCTCCAGCGTCCCGCCATCTAAAGTCAGCACCGCGCTGCCCGCGTCCAGTGTCAAAGCATTGTTGCCACTGGTATCGATGGTAGAGGCGGCGTCAAAGCTGAGTGTAGTCGCCTTAACTCCCAGCGCCTGGCCGCTGTCGCCGATAGCATCGGTATAGACGTTAGCCCACCTGACCGAGGTGCTGCCCAGGTCATCCGTAGAATCCGTATCCGATAGGACATTACCCCCGGTAGTTACGGCGCCCGCGCTCGAAATCTGGAGGGCCGTGGCGGCGTTGGCGGTGATGGTGTAGCCATTGGTGGAATGGCTGTAGCTAATCTTGCCAATGTCGGCATCGCCGCTATCGCCAAACGCTATCATGCCGGTGCTGCTCGTCCCGGACAAGATGGTTATACCAGCCGCCGCGGAATTCTCGAAGACGGCCTCGTCCGCGTCCGCCACCGCCTGTATCGTTCCCGCGCTGGCGGTATGGACATGGAGCTGGCCACCGTCTGCGGAGGTTATGCCGCTGCCGACGATCAGCTCGCCCATCGTAAACGTGGCGGTGGAGTTTATATCGTCGTTATCCAACGAGCCGAAGTGGTTGCAGATGTTGTTGAATTCGGCGTTGAGATCGGACGCCGTCAGGGTCTCGGCGGCGTTCCAGGTTTTTACTCTTGATAAGGCCATCGTCTATATCCTCTACTATTCGCGTCCCTGGATGGGGTCTCTGATATACTGCCGAGCGCCGATCTGACCACCCAGGCGCCCTAACGACTCGAGGGCGGTGGCCGGCGCCAGGTTCTGCCAGCGCTGCTCGCCGCGGAGGAAGCGTTTGCCGGCGCCCGTGGTGAGGGCCTTAGTGCCGATAAATCCCGCGATGCTGCGCGATATGATGCGCCCAACAGCCTCACCCGCCCTGGGTCCAAGAGTGAGCATTTCCTTGATCTCATTCCACATCGACATTTGGGCTTGTGGAGTGTTGCTAAAGCCTTTTATCGTGCGCTCAGAAAGCGTCAGATCTTGTACAATCGATCCGAAGCGCTTGAGGTCATTGGTAACCGCCGGGCCAAGTATCTCTTCCAACGCTCCTTCTTTGTACTTGTTTAGCTCACTTACCAGCTTCTTACCTGAGATCAATTCTGGGCCACCGCGCTCTACGCTTACCATCCTCTGGCGTAGCTCCCCTGGCGTAGTCTGAGCGGCCTTGCGTAGGTTCTTGAAGACCTCGAGCTGGATGGCGGCCCAGGCTTGCACACCCTCTTCGGTGGCCTCCAGCATCCCCTCCTGCGCCCCCTGCTTCAATACGTCAGGCGACCCCATGCCCACCGATACCCGCAGCGCCTTTATCTGCTCGGGCGTGGCGTTACGCAGTTGGTCCGGGATATTGGAAGCCGTATCGGCATCTCCCAGGAGCCGCCGCACGAAGCGGTTCTCGTCAGCGCCAAACATCTCGGCGGCATACCGCATAGCCTCACCGCCGCGGGCTCTGGCCACATCGCTGCCTATGCCGCCGCCCGCTTCGAGGAAGATGTTCTCGTCAGCCTTAAGGGCGTCGTAGAGCTTGTTCATCATCGTCTCGACGCCCTCGCTCAACTTAGTAGGATCTCTCTTCGCCATGTTGGCCTCGTCAAAGATCCCCTGCCTGACCACCTGGAGCGTGTTGTAGCTGTCGATGGTGCCGGCTTCCTCGAGCGCTGCCTCGAGCGCTGGCCGGCCCGTAGTACCAGACTTCTGCCGGCGCATGAGGTTGCTGCCCATGATCTCGTTGATGGCCTGGTTCGTATTCGTCAGGTCAGGCATGGCGCTCGGGTCGATCACTTCCTCGAAAGCCTCGTAGAGACCGGTGCGGGTGCCACTGCGTTGTGCTTGTGTGGATTCGACGGCCTTACGCAGCATCTCGCCCACTTCCTCGCGGCTGCGCCGTGTAGCCGTTGGACCCTCGCCCGGCAGCCAGTATTTAATCTTGTCCATCGCTTCCGAAATTTCCTGGCGGAAGGGTATATCGACCTTGTCCCTCATTTGTGCGCTAAAGGCATCGTCCTCGCGCAATCGCTGCGCACCGCCGGCCACCAGGTCGCTCGAGGTGGTGGCTTCTACGGGCGCCGTCCCAGCCAGGTTGGTCTTGAAGTCTACATCGAAGCGTTGGACATCCTCGCCCAGCTCTTTGAAGCCGGGCGCTTCCATACCCTTCCGCAGTGGACCCCGCAGCGCCTTCGAGGCCAACGCACCAGCACCCTCGCCCAATAAGCTGGTGGCACCTTCCAGCCCCGTCTGCGCGAAATCATAGTCGCGCTTAGACCCAAACTCCTGCGCCAGGTTCTGGCGTATGACATCGCCACCTACGCCCCCGGCTACAGCTCCTCCTGCCGCGGTCCACGGGCCGAGGAAAGCGCCACCCAATCCGCCCAGGAGCGATAGGATCGTCGCCGGTGCCTCGCCACCTAAGTCGGCGATGTCGCCTATGTCAAAGCCCTCCGGGTCTACCGGCGCCATCCCCTGCGGCGTCTGGTAGACCACCTTGTCATCCTGCACCGCCGCCGGCACCCCTTGCGCCTGGTATATCTGCGCCTCGCTCAAGGGGTCTGTGGCAAAGCCGGCCTGGAGGCGCTGGAGGAACGTTGGGGCCGGTGGTCCCTCCTTGAATACTCGGATGACCTCGTCGCGCCCGTGCCTATCAAACAGGCGATCCAACATGGTAGAATCGCCTAACTGTCGAGCTTGATTCTTCGCCTGTTCGACTTGGTTGTACGTCAGTGCCATAATCTTGGTCCTACTGCGTTAGCTGTGGCGTATAGCCTGTGAGCCAGCTCAAATCGTCTTGATAATTTCCGCCGACAGAACTTCCAAGAGCTTGTCCCTGTGGCGACCTGTAAAATGCCAACGCTTTCGGGGCCATTTTCCCATATTCCTCAAGCGGCGGCAAACGGTAATTGTCGAAAAATTGCCTCACCCCTGGAACCGACATTGCGTTCATTCCCGTCAGTTGCCGCAAGCGAGGCGCTGCCGAAAGTTCCAACTTCCCTATCGCTTGATCGACTAATTGTGCACTACCCGTATATTGATCCAAGCTGGCTTTTAATAACTTGTTGCGAACCTCTGGTTTAAATTTATCACCCTCTAAGAATTTTTCCCCAAAGACCAACCACCCCTGTACAATGCCACCCGCTTCTTCCCATTGGGCCGCCTCTGCTGGCCTTACGCCCATGCCAGGATCGCCCATGCGTACGGACGCCGTGACCATATTTAAGTCGCCGGCACCGTTTTGCTGATCGTAGCCGGTCATCAAGAGGTTGGCAGCAAAAGGCATATCAGAAGATTTTTTAACAAAAGAATTTTGACTCGCAAGCCCTTTTACATCTTTCATGAGGTAGTCGCTTACATCTTTATCGATTCCACGCAGCCTCTCCGTTGTTTCCGCATCATAGGTTGCTCTCAGCACCGGAACCATCGAGGCGTTTATATTGCTGAACGATGGCGAGGTAGTAATCTCCGACCACGGGCGCCCGGTTTGTGCTGCGGATTCAACGATCTTAGTCATTTTATCTAAATCAACTTTTCCAATATCTCCTGCCGCTGCCAGGTAACGAGCACCAGCCCCCATCTCCGCAGCTCGGCCTTGTGCACCGTAATAGTCAATTTGTGCCTCTTTCAACCTATCGCCGATTAGCCTCTCTCCCGCCTCTTGCGCGGCCTGTGAGCGTCCCAGCGCCTCGAAGGGACTCGCCGGCTGTTGCGATATGGGCGCACCGCCAAAGCCGGGGAACTGGCCAAGGCTCGGGCCGGTGCCACCCGCCGCTGGAGGCGCCAGTTGGCGAGCGGCGTCGGCGCGGCGTTGTACGTCGGCGGCGTAGTTAGCTTGGCCTTGAGCGATGCCTGCGGCGCGATCTCCTGCGGCTATCGTTTGCTCGGCGGCTCTGGTCTGTAGATCCCGCAGCTTCTTAGCATCAGCGAGATCATAGAGCGTAGCCCCTGCACTTAACGCCGTCCCTAATCCACCCAGGAGGCTCGTAGCCCGCCCTGGCTTTAGCTCTACTGGCGATGGCGTCGAGCGGCCCCCGAAGGTATTGATCAAGTTCGAGTAGCCCACGCGGCGGTCCTGCTCGCGCTGGGCTGTGTCCAGATCGCGCCCGGCGAAAAAGCCTTGGCCGAGCTTGGCTAATATGGAACCTATACTGAGGGCAGTTTTGGGATTAGCCGCTAACCATGCGAGAGGGGCAGCCATATGATGATTCTCCTATTTCTTTAAACCGTTATCAATCTTCTTTAGTAACCCATGCGGGCTATCGCACCATCGGTACCCAGGCTCGCTCTTCCTCGTTCCAAACATGCACAACATTATCCTTGTCTCGCCACGCTTTCGATTTTCCATAATAGCTTGGGAACAACCAACTCGGTGGATTATCTGGACCGACTTCGCTCTCTATTTGTGGGTTGTCCGGGTCATCTCCCAGATTCAGGTCGAGCGCGTTCATCAAGGCGTTTGTTATTAAAGGATCATCTGACCCCGCCGCTAAGGCACCAGCGAACTCATCAAGGCGCCCCTTTTGCGTGAGATCGGCTGCCGCCAGTATCTGAGAGATCAACTGATCCCGCTGGCTTATATCCATCGCCTCGCGGGCCATCGTGCGATCAGAATCTTCCCCATACGTTCCCATCAACCCAGCTTCGGCTATATCTTTCTCAAACTCCATAGCCTCCTTCGCCATCGTTTGCTCGTCGCCATACATTCCCGTAAGACCGGCTTCGGCTATATCTTTCTCAAACTCCATAGCCTCCCGCCCCATCGTTTTCCGCATCGTCGGGTCTGAGCCCTCGCCGCCCACAAAGCCGAACAGCGCTGCATCCTGCGCCTGGCCCGCCCGGAGGTCGCCAGCGGTGGCAATGCGTCGATTTAGCGCCGCCGTTAAGAGATCGTCCTCGAAGCCCTGTTGTGCGCGAGTCTCTGCTGCGTCCTCTAATAGAGCGCGGCGCGTCTGTCGTACTGTAGGATCTGAGCCCGTACCACCCACCTCGCCGAATAATTCTGCATCCTGCGCTTGCTGAGAGAGGAGGCGCTGTAGCTGAGAAGTGAGCAGATCACTCGTCAATGCCCGCTCGGCCCGAGCATCTGCCGCTTGGGCCAGATCGTCCATCTCAGCTTGGCGAGTTCTACGGACGGTTGGATCTGAACCAACGCCGGCCACCTCGCCGAAGAGTTCTGCCTCCTGTGCTTGCTGCGTCAGAAGACGTTGTAGCTGGGCGGTGAGTAAATCGCTCTCGAGCGCCCGTTCAGCCCGCTCATCCTGGCGCCCGGCCAATGTTTCCTCGTCGCCATACCGTCCCGTAAGGCCCGCCTCGGCCATGCGGCGGCTAAAGGCATCCATCTCGGCCTGGCGCGTAGGCGCCCGGTCATAGACGCCCGTCACATCGGCCTTGGCTAACTCACGTTGCAAGCGAGCCGTCAGCTCGTCCTCTCTTATCTGCCGACCCGCCAGCGTCCTATCGCCATCAAACTCCCCGGTCAAACCCGCTTCGGCCAGGCGGCGATTAAAAGCATCCTGGGCAGCTTGGCGTGTTTCCTTTCGGTCATAGACGCCCGTTACGTCCGCCTTCGCCAGGTCGCGCTGTAGACGGGCGGTCAGCTCATCCTCGCGCAGTTGGCGCTCTTGCATACCCAATTGCCGCTCTTGCATAGCTCGAGCGAGGCGGGCTTCCTCCGCTCGCTTAGTCTCTTTACGATCATAGATGCCAGTGACATCGGCCTTGGCCAGGTCGCGCTGTAGGCGGGCGGTCAGTTCGTCCTCGCGCAGCGCTCGTTCAGCTCGCGCTTCTGCGGACTCGAACTGGCGCCCGGCAAGGGTGCGGCGCATCGATGGATCGGAGCCCACCCCGGACACTTCGCCGAACAGGTCCGCCTCCTGCGCTTGTGCTGCTCGGAGATCAGCAGATCGAGCAAGCTGGCGCTGTAGTTCATTACTGAGGGCGTCCTGTGTCTTTTCACCTTCAAACATCCCCGTCAGGCCGGCGCGGGCAAGCGCTTGATTAAAGGCGTCCATCTCGGCTTGCCGGGTGCGCCTAACCGTAGGATCTGACCCCACGCCGGCGACCTCGCCGAAGAGTTCCGCGTCTTGGGCCTGGCGCTGGAGTAGGCGCTGCTGCTGGGCGCTGAGTAGGTCGCTGGCCAGCGCTCGCCCAGCCATCGTCTCCTCGCCGTCGAGCCTACCCGTAACCGCAGCTTTAGCCAGTTCATCCTGAAGTGCCTGGCGGGTGCGCCGAACCGTAGGATCGGAACCTACGCCCGAGACCTCGCCGAAGAGTTCCGCCTCTTGCACTTGCCCGGCGCGAACATCCGCAGCGCGAGCGAGCTGGCGCTGCAATTCTTGGTTGAGGCGCTCCTGCTCAAAGCGCTGACCAATTAGAGTGCGGCGCATGGACGGGTCAGACCCTACACCCGAGACCTCGCCGAACAACTCCGCTTCCTGCAACTGCTCTGCAAGGCGCGATTGCGAGCGGGCAAGCTCGCGTTGTAGTTCCTGGTTGAGGATGTCCTGATCCCGTATGTCCTTTAGGCCGCCCTCGGTAAACAAGCGCTCCTGCTCGCGGGTAGCCCTTACACCTTCTTCAAACAGTTCGCGCTGCGTGGGCTCTGTCTGCGTCAGGAGCCGCGCCAGCGTTCTGTCGGATACATCCTGCTGTAGTCGCGCCGCATCGAACTGTAGGCCGGCCTGGGCCATCCTCGCGGGTAGCGTGGCGGCGCCTCGCACCGACCCGGTAAGCTGGGATTCGGCCAGGTCGCGCTGGTCCACCGCTCCCTGCCGTTCCATCGCGTCCGAGATGGCGGCCCGCTGCAAATCCTGTTCTGCTAATGCAAGCGTATCGCGCCGCTCCTGGAACGGTAGCGTATCGGCGATAGCCTGGCGCCGTAGTTCCTGTTCTGCCAGGTCGCGCTCAGCTCGCTGACCGGCTAATCCTGCTACATCGCTGATGGCGCCGCGCTGTAGCCCCTGCTCGGCTAAAGCCCGCTGATCGTATTGTGCGCCGATACCCGCGACATCGGCGATAGCCGCTCGCGCCAGCTCCTGGTTGGCTAAACCAAGGGCATCGCGCCGCCCCTGGTAGCCGAGGGCGTCTTGTAGCGCTTGCGTCTGGAGGTCGTAGCCGAGGGCGTCAACGTCGAGCATCTGCTGGTCGCGGCCCCTGGTCAGTTCATTAAAGATGTCGGCGCTATCACCGCCGCGGAGGACGCCCAGGCGGTTGAGCAGCTCGCGCCCCTCGTCCATGCTCTCGCCGTAGCGCTCCTCGATGCGAGCGCGTTGTGCAGCCATTGCGGGGCTCTCGCCGCCTAACAGCCGCTGCCGTATCAGCGCCTCGGCATCAGTCATTAGGTCACTATCGAGCGCTACGCCTCTGCCGGTCTCATCCAACCTCCCCAGCGCCTTTGCTTTGGCGGCGTCCAGCACCTCGTTCGTTCCCAGGAGCGCATCGTCTTCCATCCGCGTCATTGCCCGGCGCTCGGCGGCGTCCAACGCGGTGGAGTCGCCGAGGAAGGACCGCTTCTGTAGCCGCTCCAGGGCCTGGGCCTCGGCCTCGTTAGTCAGCGCCGACTGCGGATCCAGGAAGCGGCCCCCCGTCAAGCGGTCTGTGAGGCGCGTATCGAGCGCCTGTTCCATTGGAGATAGCTGCCGCGGCGGAACACTCACCGCCGTAAGGTCTGGGAGCGTGAGCCCCTCGACGGCGCTCTTGCCGGCGGCCTCGGCCTGGTTCTGCATCTCAGCCAAGAGCGCCATTTGATTGCGGCGAAGTTCGTCATTAGACGGGAGGTCAAGCTGCGCTGTCTCCGCGAGCTGGTAGTTGATAGCGGGATTTAGGCCCGTATTAGGATTAGCCGTAGGCGCCGTGATCACCTCGGCTTGTAGCGGGATACCCTCGGTAAACGAGGCGGCATTGGTAACATCTGACGCGATAGGGCCAGTAGCTTGCTCGATAGCCGCCGTGCTATTCTGTGTCGTTAGCGCGGCCTGTTGGGCTCTGAGCGCGGCGTCTGCGGCGGCCTCTCTGGCTATACGATCCTGCTCCGCTCGCCACTCGTCCGCTCTCTGGAGTTGCAAGAAAGGATCTTTGCCCTCAGCTTCGCTGAGAAGCTGGTTGTATTCACCACCGCCGCGGAAGGCATTGAACTCATCCTGGACCGATTGGGGTAGCTGATTGAGCGATAGCCCCCCGCTGGTGCGGTAGTCCATAAGGCCCGCGCCTGACTTGAACCGCATCGGGTCGCTGCGTATAGCGCCCATCACCTCGTTGCGGAGCGCTCCCTCGTCTACGACAGGAACATCGACGCCGCCATTTACTCCACCATTTACTCCGCCATCTACCCCACCATTTACTCCACCATTTACTCCACCATCTAATCCACCATTAACTCCAGAGGCACTTACCGGCAACTCAGGTTTATCGCCGTCTGTAGTGGTTACAGGCGGTGCGCCTCCCGCTCCTACCATTGCCTGGTGGATCTGATCCGCCAATTGAAAACCCGCATCTAACTGCTGGCCCGGTGCGGCTGCATCAAAAGCATCCAAGGCATCAATAATTGGGCCACGCCCCCCCGCTGTCTTATACGCCCGGAATGCCGTGAGGGGCGCACCACCCTCCAGTTGCTCTTCGTCCGCCCCCTCAAAAAATGCTTGCATGGGGTCTGGTCGCTTTGGCTTATTACTAATTGTCAGTGCCATTATAACTGTCCCGCCTTTTGCTTACGCCGGCGCCCTATCACTTTATACTGCAAGTGCGTCCTACGTACTCGATATGGCTGGTTGATGTTGTTGTTCGTAAACGTCAAGCTGCTATGCGGATCATATCCCCTCAGATCCACATCCTTGCTCACCATCCGCACCGTTCCCAGCGCGTCCGTATCCAACGTAAAACTGTCGAGCGCACCGCCGCCGGTGATGGTCTCGAGGGTGCCGCTATGGACGCCGACCCCCTGGCTCTCCTGGTCCACCGTCAACGTGTAGGCGCCGAGGGCGTCGAAATACGTTTTCGCGTATAGCCACCGCAGCTCCACATCGCTACCAAACGGCGCTATCGCCGAGGTCTCGAACTGGCTGTCGAAGGCCGCCCCGGCATCGTTATAGGTATTGGCCGGCGCATGGTCGTAGACGATGCCATCGTAGCCACCCGCATGGGGCTTGTTGGCGATGATCGCCGCGCTGTCGCGCTCGAAGCTGGTGCCGTTGCTATACGGCCCATACCAGGCCATGCGGGTCTCGCCCGTCGAGGCGTCCTGGTAGATATGTTTGGTCGAGAGGAC